ATGCGTTGACTTTGCTCACGGTTGGAACAAGTGGATTAGCCACATATAATTCAACTACTGGTCAATTGAACATTCCTCAATATCAAGATTTACTTGTTAATCCTTTGGTGGGTGCCGGTGCTCAATATTATGTACCAAGATATTCGGGAACAACATCATTAACTCCAGGTTTAATTTACGACAATGGAGTTTATGTTGGTATTAATCGAACAAATCCTTTTTATACTTTAGATGTCAATGGTACTTTAAACGTTGAAGGAGTTTCAATTTTTCGGAATCTTGCCGGTACTGGGGATCGTTTGGTTTATGTTTCATCAAACGGTACTTTAACACCGGCAATCATTGGAAGTGGTTTATCATTAGCATCGGGAACATTAACGGCAACCGGTACGGCTTCAGGATCAATCGGAGGTAGTGGAACAATTGGATATATTCCTAAATTTTCGGGAACGGCTGCTTTAACTAATAGTGCAATTGGAGATAATGGTGCTGGAATAGTTAGTATTAATGCTTTAATTGGCGGTACTACAAATCAAACTTTGCCCGCTGGAAATACATTTAGTGGACAATCCATTACATTAAATGGAAGTGCAAATGGTTGGGCATTAGTAAATAGAAATACGTGGAATATAAATGATGATGCATTTACTTTTGCTGGATTTACTGTAAATGATAATCGAGTAATTGTAAATAGAAGCAGTTCATCAGCAAATGGATTTGCCATTAATCAATCTTATTTTTTTAATAATGGTACTGCTTCTCAATATGCAAGTGGTTTTGCTTCTTTTTCTGCTGGAACTGGTAATTTTTCAAGTTTTGCTGCTTATAGAATTGGGACAACTGGTCCTGTAAGTAATACCAATAACTATACGGAATATTTTGGTATATTAATGAATTATACCCCACAAAATAACGTAACAAATTATTATGGGGTTTCTATTAATGATTTTACTGGTACTGCACAATCAAGAGCATTAAGTCTTGGTTTATCTGCTGGTTCTAATAAATATAATATTTATGCTGGTGGTACTGCCGACAATTACCTTGCTGGCTCATTAGGTATTGGTACAACATCATTAACGGGTTACGTTGTAAACATTGCTAAGAATATTACGGGTGGAACAACTTCATATGGAATAAGAAGTCAAGGAACGGTTCAATCAGATGTAACTACATTAGTAAGTAATTACGGTTCATTAATGAACACGGCTGCGGCTTCATTTACTTTGACTGATTTTGTGCATCATCGTTCAATGCAAGGCACAATAGGTTCGGGAAGTACGGTAACTAATCAATATGGTTACTTTGCCGATTCTTCAATGACGGGTGCTACCAATAACTTTGGATTCTACGGCAATATTGCCTCAGGTTCAAATCGTTGGAATCTTTATATGAACGGAACTGCTAATAATTATTTAGCTGGTTCATTAGGGATTGGAAGTGTAACTGGTGATTTAACTTATGTAAATTTATTAATAAATAAAAGAATAACAGGCTTAACAACTGCTTTTGCCGTTTTACAAAAAGGTTCAGTTCAATCTGATGTAACAAGTGTAGCATATGGTTTTTATAATGAAATAAATACACAAGCGACAACTTTTACCCTAGGTGCTTATTCGCATTTTGTTGCAACTCAATCGACACTCGGTTCTGGAAGTACATTAACCAATCAATATGGATTTATTGCAACTCCTTCATTAGTGGGAGCAACAAATAACTATGGATTTAAAGGAGAGATTCCAAGCGGTACTAACCGTTGGAACATCTATATGGATGGTACTGCTCAAAATTATATGGCTGGTTCTCTTGGGATTGGAACGACAAGTTTAACTGGATATGTATTGCATATTGGTAAAAATATCACAGGCAGTGGCTCATCCTATGGAGTTTATTTAAATTCAACGATTCAAAGTGATGTCACAAGTACAACAAGAGGATTTGGTACAAGTTTAGGAACGCAAGCAACTACGTTCAATATGACTAACCTAATTCATTTTAGTGCTTCTCAAAATACTTTAGGCTCTGGAAGTACAATAGATAACCAATATGGATTTAGGGTAGAAAATAACTTAATTGGAGCATCCTATAATTTTGGATTTTGGGGAAATATAGCAACTGCCTCAAATAGATGGAATGTATATATTGCTGGAACTGCTCCTAACTTTTTTAATGGTTCAGTTGGTATTGGTGTTAATACTAATAACGGTACAGCAATGCTTCAAGTAGATTCAACAACGCAAGGAGTATTATTCCCAAGGATGACAACGACACAAAAGAATGCTATATCATCCCCTGCTACAGGATTAGTAATATTTGATACCACACTTGGAAAATTATGTGTATATTCAACAACTTGGCAGACAATTACATCAGTTTAATATGGCAAATAAAAAGATTAACCAATTAGTTACAAAATCAGCCATTGGCAGTTCCGATTTATTTATGATCGGGGATGCCTCCACGGGGCAGTTATACAAAAAAACCATTGCTGATCTACAAGCCACAATAACCGGTTCTATTTCAGGAAGTGGATCAGGTGGTTATATTACAAAATTTACCGGATCAACTGCAATTGGTAATTCGGTAATGTATGAAAGTTCTTCACGGATTGGAATTGGAACAACTACACCAGCCTATATTTTACAAGTTAGACCATATACAAATTTAAACTTTGGTGTTGGCTATGGCGATTGGAATGCAGTTGGAGATTCGATTATGTTTATTTCCAAAAATGATGCAGGGAATGCGGTTACTCCAATAATTTTTAACGGCTATAAAATTGGCTTCTTTATTGGAATAAATGAAAAAGTTTCAATTCAAAATTCGGGCCATTTATTAGTAGGTCAAACTACCGATGATGCCTATGCTTTGGATGTTGCTGGAACCATTCGTGCCACGGTGGACATTGTAATTACTTCCGATAAAAGATTAAAAGAAAACATTGTAACCATTGATAACGCACTTGATAAGGTTTGTTCGCTAAATGGGGTTTATTACAATCGTATTGATATTAAAGACGGTTCACGCAAAATTGGATTTATTGCCCAAGATGTAGCAAAGGCAGTACCTGAGTTAGCAACATTAGACTTTAAGGGAACGTATGGAGTAAATTATAGCATTGCTACGGCTTTACTTGTGGAGGCGATTAAAGAATTAAAGGCAGAAATTGAAATTTTAAAAGCTAAATAATGGCATTACCATCATCGGGAACGATTTCATTAACTGATATAAAAGCGGCAATTCCTTCATCATCCAATTCGTTAAAACAATTGTCAATTGATGCTGGGTTTACAACTACGTTTAATATGTCTCAATTCTATGGATATAGCGGAGGCCCAGTCGTATTTTATCCACAAACATACTACGTTCTAAAATAATGGCATATTCAAGCATTAGCGATGCAAGGACAAAATTAATCAATCCTGAAACTGAACAAGATTCGGCGATCTTATATGCAAACAATAATTTGCTTGATAACACAACCATTTTTTACACTAATCCGGGATTAACAACTTTAGCACCTTCCGGAAATTATGTTATTCCTTCGCCACAATTTAGATCGTATTATGTGACACTTGGAAGTGATGGCAAAATTAGTGGATCAAAAACGGAATTAATTTTATCCGGAGTAGATACAAGTTGGGTAGATGATCAAGTGGCTTTGTATTCTACGGGCGAATTTGTGCCGAATGATAATAATGAACCTGGAAACATAGGTACTAATTTATCAATCAATGGTAGTTTATTAGTTACGGATGGATATTGGACATCAAGAAGTTATGCACATTCAAAGAAATGGGTAATCGACCAGGGCGAAATAGTTTCAACGGCACTAACAAACATTGATGTGTCTGCAATGAAAGGTTATGATCTTCAATTGATGACCGGAGAATGGTACCAAAACATAAAAGATGGTGTAACAACTCCAGGTTTTGTTAGTGATAATTTTATTTCAGCCATTATCCACGTTGCGGAAGATTTAGCACGGACAACGGTAGAAGGTCGAGTTAATTATTACTTTCGACCTGATTATATCATTCCATTATATTCGGGAGAATATCCATCGTTTTTTAAGAGATTTCCAAACGTTCTACAAATCAACGACAAAAACGCAAATCAAAAGGATTGGATGACTAAAACCATATTTTTGTTTGATATGGTTAATAAAGGAAGCGGTAGTCTAAATGTGTCAAAACGAACTTATAGAAATTCAAGTGTTGATAAAAAAGGATATACATTAGCTAATTGGGGTTATTTTAAAGATACTTTATACGGGACTCCTCCAAATGCGAATTATTGGATGCGTTATGATGGAAGCAATCCATCACAAGATATATTAAGATTAAATGCGTATGCTGATTCGCACGTTTTTAACGCAGACACGATGTTTAAATCTGCTGGACAATTTACCTATAATGCGACAAACGGAAGTAATTTTTCAAATCCGCCAACGGATGCTCAAATGTCTTGGGTTGTTGGATTATGGGAATCATTATTAATCACGGATCCTACTGAAAGAGCATCTTGGACTTTTAATAATGGAATAATAAATAAAACCTATTCTCAATTAAATCCATATCAATGGACAACTGAAATAAATTCGGGTACTAATTATTATAGTAATTCTCCAGCAAATTTGATGCTTGATTTTTTTAATCCTAATGCACAAAGTGGAGCTTCAAGAAATACAAATCACGGTAAGCACGTTCAATTTGATTTTGAATTAGTGGCGGGGCCTGGAAGGAATAACGAAAAATTCGGTTTGGCAATGGCCGAACTTTGGAACAATTGTAAGACCTATTCTATTTCAAATTCTTGGGCAACATTGGGCGGTGTTATTCCAACATTTTCAAATTATGCGGAAGGAATATACACAGTAGGATACGAAGGAAGTGGAACTGCTGGATGGCGATATGTTGATCCAAGCGTTTCGGTTGCAACGGTCAAAACTACTGACCTTTATAAAGACTATAAAGAATACTTTGTCGATGGCACAAGAAACAAAACGGCAATGTCAAATTATCATCCATTTTATAAAGGCGGAATTAATGCCTATTCTCACTTTTTTGTAACTGATTATTTAAAAACGGTTGTCACAAAATGGTATGTTTATAACTTGGTTCATTCATATGATATTTCTAAAAAAATAATTCTTGAAATTTTAGGAACTACCGATTCAAAAACTAAAAAAGTATGTGGCTATTCCTGGCAATATATGGAAAATGTAACTGGTTTATCAGATTTTGGAGGAGAAAGGAAAGGTTATAATAATTCAAGTGGTGGTTTAAATTCTTATAAACCCAATAATCCTCCATCACATAATCAAACAATAGCCGTGTGGTCATTTGCGTATATGGATGGTTTATACCTATGGGATAATAATCCGCCAATCGGTGGAGAGTTCAATCATTTAACGGTAGAGGATACACCGGATCGATTTGTTTATGGCGATTTATTTACAATTAATAATGGGGCCTATGATTGGTTTCATATAGGCTACTGGCAAGTTTTACAAAATCGTGACATCGTTGGTGCAAATACTGAATGGGTAAAACCGGAATATAAAAATGGAGCAGTTTGGACTTCAAACACGGATACTAATACAACGAATTTCCCTATAATGTTATACAATGCCCAGTTACCTATTTCAGCTTATAAATTATCAGCTGATGGAACGGAGGCACTTTTGATTATCACAAATCCTTTTAATAATGGATACACAATGTCAACGCATACGGTAAGACTTCCAACAAAAGGAAATCAAGAATTTACTGTAAAGACCTGGGGAAATTATACAAGTGTTATACGATTAAAAAACTTATAAATTAAATTAATATGGCTATTAAATTTGAAATTAAAGAATTGGTTTGCTCTGAATCTATTGATGGATTCGAAAACATCATTGTAACGGTAAACTATAACGCAGTAAAAGATGGGGTTTCAATTCCTGGTAGTTTAGGTTTGACATCGCCAAATGAATCAGCATTTAAACCATTCGAAGAAATTACCGAGGAACTTGTAATTGGGTGGTTAGAATCATCGTTAAATTTAGAGGAAATCGAATTTGCTTTGGATTGTGAGATTGCCTATAAAATGGATGTAATTGTAAGCAAGCCATTACCGTGGTTGTAAATATTTTTGAATTTGCTATTTATGGATATTGTTTAACATTTTAAAAATCAACCAATGAAATTAGATTTCAATTTCGACTTGTTAGGATTGGATAGTGAACCAATCGAGGGTGCAAATGCTGGAAAATTATTAGCCACTTCATTAGTCGGGGCCAATAAAGGAAACGCATTAAAAATGTGGGAGTGGGCCTTAGCATTAAATAAAGGCGAGGTCATTGATTTAGATTCCGTGGATCAAGGAACTTTAAAAAGTTTTGTTGAGGAATCCGAATCATTTACCATTCTTGCGAAAGCTCAATTATTAAACGTATTAAAAAAGGATTAATGATTTACGATGACATCTTCGTGCCGTCAGTTACCGGTGCAATAACTGCTTTTTTAGGTTGGATAGTTGGGAAAAGAAAAGAGAATTTAGATGTTAATGCGTCTGAAATCGCCAATACAAAAGAAATCATTGCAATGTGGAAAGTGACGGCCGAAGATATGTCGGCTAAAGTCAAAGAGTTAAGTGACAAGGTAGATGCACTAACTACAGAGGTACAAAATTTAAGAGGAGAGAACGCAGAATTAAAACTCAAATTAGGATTAGATGAAAATCAACCAAATAAGTCCAGGAGGTCTAAGATTGATAAAACTATATGAGGGAATCACATTAAAACCATATCTCTGCCCGGCTGGCATTCCGACAATATCAATCGGATGTACTTATTATCCGGATGGCACAAAGGTTAAAATGACTGATCCGCCAATTAGTGAAGCCAGGGCAACTGAAATATTTTTAAATGTAATTAAACATTATGAGCATAGTGTGGATTCGTTTTGCCGTGATGACATTAATCAAAATCAGTTTGATGCCTTGGTTTCGTTTTGTTACAACTTGGGTGCTGGCTCTTTAAAGTCAAGCACATTGCTTAAAAAAGTAAACGCAGATCCAAATGATCCATTAATTAAGGACGAGTTCTTAAAATGGAATAAATGCGGAGGCAAAGTTTTAAAAGGATTAACTGAACGAAGAAAGGTGGAAGCCGGTCATTATTTTGGAGGAGTACATTAATTTTATAAAGGCGGTAACGATGTTACTGCTTTTGTTTTTTATGGCTTGGTTTTATAAAAATTGGACTAAAAAAGACCAGGTTAATCATTCTTTAATAATTAATCAAAATGATCGCAAAATACTTCAAATCGATTCTGCTATTGGTCGCATTCCTTACGCCTACGATGATAGTACAAGGGCAGAATTTCTTAAAAACTATTCCAAATTCCGGTAAACAAATTTGTTTATCTTCTGATTTAGTTGATGTAATCATTCACGACTTAAAAGAACGTAAGTATTTAATCGCAAAAGATTCAATTTATAGGGGTCAAATATCGATTCTAAAGGATTCTTTATATATAAGTAATAACAATACCTTAGCAGTTCAAAAATCATTCATTAGAAGCGAAGAAAAAAGGAAGCGTAATGGTTGGCAACGCAATAGTTTATTATTTATGATTTTGATTTTTGGAGCATTATGTACGAAATAAAAGTAGAACCGGTGGAAAAACCAATCACTAAATCCGAAAAAACAACCGAATTGCTAAATACTATGATGGATGTAATGACAAATATCGAATATGTGGATGATGCCGGTTTCGTGCTTCGTATGAAAGTGATGAATAACATCGAATTTTTAGTGGATGAATTAATGTTTGATTACGAAAATAATAAACTATGAGGCCACGTTTTAAACAAATGGTAATCGAAGCCATTGAGTTAATGAATGATGGCAAAGCCAAATCAAAAGGCGAAGCGACAAGAATAATCGGCAAGAAATACGATTACAATTCTGAAAATCTACGAAAGGCCTGGAACAATTACGTTGACCTTGCTAAAATTAAAGAAGATCATCAGGGCCTTGCGAATCATTGCGAGGAAAGGGGAATAAATGTTAGTGATGTTTCTTTGTACTGGGATAAGACAAAAGAATATTCGGTAGCGGTTAAATTGGATAAAGTCCAAAAGACTTATGAAAATTTAAGGGATGCCATTGTCGAATCGATGAATGAGCACTCTATTAATTATGAGCCGATTGTATATAAAGATTGTAATGATGGCCATTTGTTGGTTGTTGATCCGGCAGATATTCACATTGGTAAATTAGCCACGGCATTCGAAACGGGCGAGGATTACAATAGTAACATAGCAGTCAAAAGAGTACACGAAGGAGTTGAAGGAATTTTAAATAAGGTCAAAGGTTTTGAAATAGATCAAATCCTTTTGATTATTGGTAATGATATTCTGCACATTGACACACCAAAGCGGACCACAACAAGCGGAACGTTCCAGGACACTGACGGAATGTGGTACACAAATTTTTTAATGGCGAAGCAGTTATATGTTGATGTGATTGAGAAGCTGAGATTGATTGCAAAGGTTCACATAACTTATAATCCATCAAATCACGATTATACTAATGGATTCTTTTTGGCCGACGCTATCCAATCTTGGTTTCGGTTAGATGAATCAATTACATTTGATTGCTCTATTAATCATCGCAAGTATTACCGGTATTATAACAATTTGATTGGAACCACGCACGGCGATGGGGCCAAGATTACAGACCTTGGATTATTAATGGCAGAGGAGGCAAAACAAAATTGGGCCGATACAAAGCACCGGTATGTTTACACCCATCACGTTCATCATAAGACAAGCAAAGATTTTATCGGGGTAACGGTTGAAAGTCTTCGAAGTCCATCGGGTGCAGACTCCTGGCATCATCGTAATGGCTATGTTCACGCACCAAGAGCCATTGAAGGATTTTTACATTCAAAGATACACGGACAAATTGCACGAATATCTCATTTATTTTAATTACATTTGATTTTCATAGTTTGTTTAGGTTTAAGAGTGAATACATTTGAATCCCTGCTGATTTTATCGGTGGGGATTTTTGTTTTGCTTGAAAAAAAAAGATAGAAAAGTTTTTTTATTCAAAAAGTTTTTGTACTTTTATATCACGATAGCAACGAAGCTATTTTAAACCAATCAAACAATGAAAAAAATTACCTTATCCACCGTTAAAAGTTTTGTTAACAAGAATCGTCAAAACTTATTAATTTCTGTTGAAAGTCGTTTTGATGGAATGACTGATTGCGTACAAAGTTGCAAATCAAGTTTTGATTTTGCAAAAGAACAACCAAAAGAATGGTTGAAAAAAGACACTTTAAATATTGATGGTGCTTGGTTTGTAGGAAATTCAAGAGATTATTTTTATGCTTATGAAAATGATAATTTTCAAGGTATTGAGGTCTCAAATTCTTGCGGATCATTTATTTTAGCAATTGCTAAATAATTTTAACCCGAGCCAAAGCGGATTCTTTGGCAACTTTTAAACAAACAAAAAATGAAAAAATTAATCACTTACATTATCGAACGGCACCAGGAAGATCCGGAATGCTTGTTTATGGCCCTTGGCTTGATTATCTTCTGCACGGTGGCCTTTTTCCTTCTGCCATATTTTATCGTTTATTTAGGATGATTTGGCGGATGAAATTTAGGTATCACGGATTAGGGAGTTATTTCGTGACAATGACATTTGCAGACATTCGAGAAGCAAATCGCTACATCAAGCAAGAGGAAACAAGAGAGCAATCTGAATTTTTAGACTATAAAGTTTTAACTCATTATGGTAGCAACTAAAGATAAATATCCGTGTGTGCTTCTAATGAAGCTGCACGATGGCCGTGGCTCTTGGTGGTATGAAATCCGCAAATTTAACAC